TATCTTACCAGCACTTACCATTTTACGACAAAATTCCCTTTCGCCTCTTGTACTGCCTACATATTTATACCTTACAATAAAATCCTCTCCATCCTGTTCACTTTTTGCGTTTGGTATTGCCGTTCCCGTTGTCGCTAATTGTAGTTTTTCTTCTTCTTCATAATCAACCTCAATTTCATCAATTAAATCATAACCCTCTGGCTCATTTTCTCCTAAATCAATAAAAGCGTCTAAATCACTCTTTTTTTTTTCATCAGAACAACAAACATGGCTATTCATTTCAACCTTTGCAACTTGTACTGTTAATGGTTTAAAATATAAATCTAAATTAATTCCGTAAGCATTTAAAACCTCTTGCAAACAATCAATAATAAAGTCTTGTTTCGGTTTAATTACTCTTTTCATTAATTGTGCCTCTGCCGTATCTAATTCATCTGCATTGTTGCCAAATCCTGTCGAATCTTTAATACCAAAAAGCATTGGAGAAACAACCCTGTGAGCAGTCATAATTTGTTGGCGACTTTCAGCCGTTAAATATTCCCATTGTTTATGTGCATCATTAACTTGTAAAGGTGTAACTGTTATTTCGGCATCTCGACCATTAAAAGATAAAACAAATTTACCCGCATTACTTGACCCTGTTAATTTCTGTTTAATCTTTCTTTCAATTTCATCCTGTTCCTCAGGCGTTAAGGAACGACCATCAGGAATATTAATTATGTAACCAAAAGAAAGACCATTTTTAATGTGGTTTATGTAGTAATTAGAAATCTCCTCTTCCATTTCACAATAAGGAAGTCCTGCAAAATAGTCAGGCGTTCCGAAATAGAAATTTCCAGCACTATACGGCTTCATCTTGTAAATTTCAATAATATCATTCGAGAAACCAAAAGCGGAAAACTCTTCGGGTTTATATTTATTTATTTTATTCCAATCACGAGAATACCAATACGATTCAATTTCTTCATCGTCATTCTCAATCGAAGGTGCAGTACGTTCAACCGGCAAATGATAAATAGCACCCAAATCAATTTTATTTTTAGCTTTTACAACTTGGAACGTTGCTTCGCCTTGCAAACAAAAGTCATCAATTATGCGTCTTAAATCAGAAGTTTTTAAAATAGCTTTAAACTTTGCCCATTGTTCAATGTTATATTGTGCGTTAGTTGCCCGTAAACCTTGACCGTAAACCAAATCTGAATAACTGCGTAAAATTGCGGAGTTTGTCGGTGATCCGTTTTTTCTATCAATAACGTATTTATAAAAATCGTTATTCCTTCCGTTTAAAACCCAATTTTTAGATTTATTTTCTTCAACCTTTGGTCTAACGTAATTATTTAATTGAATCAATCTTATATCACTACTCATAAAAGTATAGATTATTTGTTTGTTTAAAATTCTGTGGAGTTTGCGAAGTTGCTATTGCTTTACCTCTAAAAATTACCCCGTTATTATTGTAGATTTTAACTTGAAATTTATCCAATTCGTTAACCTCTTTTTCAATGCTAAATACCATTATACCATCAGTAATAGTAAAAGTATTATCAATCGTTTCACTTATTTGCGTTGCCTCGTTATATAATTCCAAAACTACCTCTTCCGTTGTAGGGTAAAATCTCGGAACGATATTAAAAGTATGCTCCTCTAAAGTTGGATTAAAGACTATCATATTATAATAATAAAAAAAATTCTTTTTTGTTACAATTTTAGTATATTTGTTTCCTAAATTATAAAATATGGAAAATTCATTTGTTAAACAAATATTTGTAAAAAATGTCCTTTCAACTTTTAACAATACTTCTTTTTTAGATAAAGATAATATTCTTTGGAAAGTAATTGATAATAAATTGATAGGCAAAAGAAGTGTATGGTGTTTTGATTTTAAAGCGTGTTGGCTTGAAGATACAAAAATAGAAAATGTAAAATCATGGTGGTGTGGAGAAAATGCTGATTATAATGAAATTTTTACTAAATAAAAAACCCTGAATAATATCAGGGTTTTTAAACTAACAAATCAATATTAATCACCAGAATCAATCAATTCTAAAAAGTCCTCAATCGTTTCAGCATTTAATTTCGGAGATAAACTTCCCGTTGTAGATGTACCTGTTAAAGTAAATCCATTCATTTCAGTTTTAGCACCCCCTGTCGCTTGTGCAACTACGAAATCAATACCATCGTCAATACCTATTGCATGATAAACACCGTTTCTATCAACTGCAACTGCCATAGGGAATCCTTTTGCTAAAAGATTCATTTGTAAAGCACTCGCAGAATCAATCTTTTTCAAAACAGCAGTTATGACTTGACTATTAACGCTTGTACCTGTATTTCTATCAGATGTCAAGGTTTCAACTACATTATTTCCATCACCTTCTAATTCATATTCGTAAACAGCAGTTAAAAGCGGGTTAATTGCCGTTACTACACCATTAGAAAATGTAAAAGGATTTTTAACGTAATTGAATAAATAAAGAGTTGTTAACCCTCCTAAAGAATCTTTGCAGGGTCTTGTTCTTCCTGCCGTAATACTACATGACATAATTATATATTTTTTATAAAGGCGGAAACTAATCCGCCTTTGTTACTAATTACGCTGGAGAAGTTGTAGATAAATACCAAACAATATCTTCTGAATTTGCGTATTGAACACCACCTGAATAAACCATTTTACCTCTGATTTGACCGGTTAACAATCCGATTTCATCCTCATCTACTAAAGATAATTCGTTGAAGTCAGCTTCTAAACCTGTTCCAAACATTAAGTTTTTTGGCTCTGCTACTACAATAGTATTTGCAGGTAAACCATTATTCTCAACTAAAAGATATTTTCCGAAACGTACTGTTTTCTCATCACCACCTAAACCATTAGCAATTCCTTTGCTTACTAAGAAAAACCAATATGCTTGGAATACATCAGGAGAAAGAGAAACTCTAACATCTTTGCGTCTTAAAGCTATCGGAACAGCTGCTAAAACTTTTTTCAATTCCGATTCAACGTTTGATTCAGTAATTGCAGCACCAAGTGGAGTTATACCGTTGTTTGCTTTAATTACAGCCGAATCAGCAGCGAATAACTTTAAGAAACCATCCCACTCATCAGCATTAGCGTCATCACCTTGCCAAATTTTCATATCAATATCCTCTGCCGTTTGAGAAAGTACCTCTAATTGGATAGCTTCCATTATATCAGCAGGAGCATTTGGATTTGAAGCACTTGCTCCCATTGTTTCTTCTGACCAAGTTTGTCTAAAATCCTCTTTACAAACTTGAAAAGCGTTCATCAATTTTTTTGGCTCTAAAACTCTCTCGTTTAAAGTCATTGCACCTTGTGGATTGAATCCGCAAGTATAAGCAGTCGTTCCATCTGTGTAACGTACTCTTCTTACATTAGCTTTATACCCTACATTAGGGAAAAGCGTTACTAAACCTAATCGAAGGGTATCCGCTTCTTTAAAGGTTTTTCCAAAAATTCCACCGGCTACCTTACCAGCATAATTTGAACTTACATTATTTGTTGTTGCCATTTCTTATATTTTGTTTTTTAGTTAATTAATTAAGGAGCAGTAAATGTGATAGCTCCGGCTGCTGCTCCAATACCGTAAGCGTAAAAATTAGTCCCATCAGAATAGATGTCAATATAATCACCTACTGTTTCAGCAGTTGCCACAAAAGAAATAGTGTTTTCATTTGCTCCAGGTACCAAAGTACTGTTTACATCTGCACTACCTTGAATTACATTTGTAGCTGCTTTGATAGTCCAATTAGTTGTAGCAAAAGCTGCACCTACTGTAAATCTTGCTTTAAATCCTGCAATAGCTACCGAAGGCAAAGTGATTTGTGCTCCTGCTGCTGCATTTAAGGTAAAGTATTTACCCGAATCACTTGCCGTTAATGTTTTAGCAGCAGCGATTGTTTCAACGTTTACGGCTAATTTCTCATCGCCATATAAAATAGTTGTACTCATTTTGTTTAGTTGTTTTTTAAGTTAAATAATATTCTCTCTTTTTTTGTCATGCTTGAAAGGTCAACTTTAACCTCGCTTTGTTTAATTCCTTTTGAAGCGGGTTGTTGTCCGATTTCTTCTATTTGTTTTTTCAAATTAATAATTTCAGCTTGTTGTTCAGAATACTTAATCAATATAGATTTGATTGCGTTTTCAATTTCCGAAGCAATTTTAGCATCGTTGTTAACTTTGCCACCTTCCGATTCAGGTTTTGCCATTTCTTCTTCAACTACTTCTTCAACCACTTCTTCCATTGGCATAACTAAAGAATCAATAATACCATCCTCTTTTACTACCAAAGTGCTTTCATTTTCCAATAGGTATTCTCCTGCTGGTAATGGCACTTCTGTTCCATCTTCTGCCACAATCCAAACACGATTGCCAACTTCCATCATTTCTCCATCGTACATGATAATAGCTGACTCATCCTGTGTTTTGATTTGACCTAATTTTATCTCGGCTTTTTTCAATCCTAAAGCGTCTGATATTTGTTTAGGTAAGTCTTTCAATAATTGAATTAGACTTGTTTCCTCTTGTTTAGACATAATTATATTTGATTTTAAATTAACTTCTTCTAAAGAAAGAAAAGCATCAATACTGAAACCTTGCACCTTTCCTGTCTTTACATAATTTTCCCAAACCTCATCACTATCTACTTTCATCGTTGCCATCCATGATCCTTTTGGATAGCTGAAACCTAAAGCGTTTGATTTGTCATTTTTCTCATCCTCAATTATCCAACTTTCCACGAATGTAACGCCTTGTATTTTTTCGCTTTCGTGTTCAATGGTTGAATTTTTTTGGTAACCATTTTTGAAAAAAGAATGTGAAAGTTCTTCGATTGTTTCTTCATCAAAAACAATATTAAATTCTTCCCCGTTTTGATTTCGATAAATAGGTTTATTTGGCTCTAAAACCAAACCTATTAAAATTCTTTTTTCAGAATCAATTTCCTTTAATTGAATTTGCTCATCTTTTGAAAGGGCAACAAATAACCCTTCCATTGCTGGAGATTCAACCAAAGAGATAGCGTAAACACCTCCGTTCTTTTTTGGGTTAAACTTTGCTTTATATGTTTTCATATTCTTATAATAAAAAAAACTTCCTTTTGTTACAAACTCGCATTATTAACCGCATTTCTATCTAATTCCTGTTGGCTTGAAACGGCACTACCTACGACAAACGCTTGTATTGGTTTATTTTGACTTCCTAAAGCTGTTGCTATTTGATTTGTACCCGTTCCACCTACTAAATTAAAAGAAGGTGCAGAAACTCCGCCACCCGTTCCACTTGATGCACCGCTTGAACTTCCACCGCCTAAATTACCAGCGTTGCCTAACTTTCCGACTGTCTGTGCTAAAATATTAGCGATTGATAAACCCGCCCCTATTTTTGTTGCTAATATTGATGCAGTACCTATTTTTAAGGTTGCAAAAAAAGATGGGTTTGGAACACCCGGAGCTAAAAAAGGCGGGTTTAATGGTGTTGGAGCCATTGCTGCTTTTGTTGCTGCAATACTTTTAGAAGCATTTGTAATTACTTGACTAATTGCCAAACTTTTTTCAATTAACAATACTGCCGTTGCAATAGTTTTAGATTTATTTGCAAAGTTTGAAAGCAAAGCTAAACCTTGTTCAGCTACATTCATTTTTGCAACTTCAAACGCTTGTCTTGCTTCTAATTCTCTTTTTCTGCCTTCTTCTAAAATAGCACTTATGTCATCCTGTGCCTTTTTTTCTTGTTCTCTATTTTTTTCATTTCTTTCTATTGCTTTGTCTGCCTCTGCAAACCAATAATCTAACTCTTTTTGTTGTTTCTGTTCTTCTTTTTCTTTATCTTCTTTTTCCCATTTTTCTTTTAATTCTAATTCTTTTGTTCTTTGTGCTTTTTTTAATTCTTCTGTATTTTGTCCGTATTTTTTTGCCAAAGCAATTAAATCAGCATATTGTCTTTGTACTTGTAATAACTCTTCTTTTCTTTTTTCTTCTTCGGTATCGATTTCGCCTAATCTAATTTTCTCTAAAGCATCTGCTCTGTTTTTTGCATTTTCCTTATAAGCATTTAATTCCTCTTTTTGTCTTTCCTCTCTTTTTTTACGATTTGCTTCTTCTCTATCTTTATCCGCTTTCTCAATTTCTCGATTAGC